TTACGGTCTGAGTCCCATTCCGCCCTCAAGGGTGATGGTTTCGCCGCTCATATACTTGAAATCAGGTGATGCAAGTGCAACACAGGCACGGCCGATTTCTTTTTCGACATCACCAAAATGTCCCATTGGCGGAACTTTTACATTCGCCTTGAATGCGTCGGGATAAGCCTGCTCAAATTTTTCAAGCTGAGCAGTCCATGCAAGCGGACAGACAATGTTGACATTTATTCCGTCCTTGCCCCACTCGTTGGCGGCAACTCTTGTAAGACCTCTTATTCCCTCTTTTGCGGCTGCATATGCACACTGACCGAAGTTTCCGAAAAGTCCGGCACCCGAAGCAAAGTTTATAACTGTTCCCTTTGATTTTTTAAGGTACGGATAGCAAGCCTTCATATAATAGAAGGTTGCGTACAATCCCGAATAAACAGCAAGGTCAAATTGCTCTGTTGTATGATCAGCAAGCGTAATACCCGATGCAGAAGCCTGAGCGTTGTTAATCAAGACATCAATTCCGCCGAATGTTTCAACAGCCCTGTCAACAACATTCCGAACAACCTTTTCGTTATCGCCGTCCTTGCTGACATCAGCCTGAACAGGCAACACATTTACTCCGTAAAGTCTTTCAAGCTCTTCTTTGGCATCCTCAAGCTTTTTGACATTTCTGCCTGTAATAACAAGGTTTGCACCCTCTTTTGCATAAGCAACAGCAATGCCGTAGCCGATTGAACCGCAACCTCCGTCGCTGAGAACAGCCCTTCCTCCGCCTGTAATAACAGCGGTCTTTCCTAATAAAAATCCCATTAATCCATCCTCCTTTTGGTAAAAAAATATGCTGCAAGAATACAAATATTCTCACAGCCTTATATTACCAATTATTAAGTTTGGTGTCAATCGGGTAATGCTATTATACGGAAATATTGGGTTTTGATTTTGAATTAATCTTTTCCTTTTGTAAATTTTCTTTTGCAGTATTAATAGATGCAACCAATATTCTGCGAATAGTGCCGCACCGGTTATATAAATCAGTTGATAGTTCTCTAAGCTTTGATTCAGCCATACGAACCTCTTTTAATTTATAACAAGTGAAATATACTTCGTATGTGAAATAATACTATTGTATTGTGAAATTTTCTGCTTGCGCAGAAAGTGAAATAAAATAAATCCTTTCACGCCGTCAGGCACTTCACATGGAAAATCCATATTTCACACCGATAGGTATTTCACAAATCCTTTTGGATTTATTTCACTGAAAAAAGCACTTGCAAAAGCAAGTGCTTTTTTCTTGGCGGAGGACAAGGGATTTGAACCCTCGCGCCGCGTTAGCGACCTACTCCCTTAGCAGGGGAGCCTCTTCACCACTTGAGTAATCCTCCGTGTGAAGTTTAAATTCACTATAAAATAAAATGGCGGAGAGGAAGGGATTCGAACCCTTGGTCCCTCGCGGGATCACTAGTTTTCAAGACTAGCTCCTTAAACCACTCGGACACCTCTCCGTATGCTCATCTTGCCTTTCAGCATTTCAGCAAGATTTATTCTAACACAAGTTTCTCCATTTGTCAACACTTATTTTTAATTTTTTTGAATATTCAGTAAAATAAGAAAATTTCCCAATTTCTTGACAAATCGCAAGCCATCATATACAATAGTTATGTTATGTGCCAATAGCTCAGTTGGATAGAGCGTTCGCCTCCTAAGCGAAAGGTCGGGGGTTCGAATCCCTTTTGGCACGCCAAAGAAAAACCGCATTAGAAAGCCATTTTCAGGCTTTTTAGTGCGGTTATTTTTATATCCTTTGTGTGTTAAAATACGCTGAAATACACGAAAATCATCTAAAAATGCATTGCAAATGCAAGACAGAAAAAGTTGTGATATTCACCTCACCTTTAATTTGTAAACTGTATCCGTGAGCTTGAAAGGATTGCGACAAAAAATAATAAATAATAACAAATCCCCCTCACTCGCTTTTTACGGCGGATGAGGGGATTTTTTTTGCAATCATGTGTTTGTCAAGACATTAAGAATGTCCTTTAGGTTTTAATTAGCCGAGTGCCTTTTTTGCGTTGGCAATTTTGTTGTCTTTTGCTCGAATACCGTCATTGATGAGATGATAGATAGCATTGATGGTCTTCTCGCCAACGATACCGTCAACTGTGACTTTACCTGCTCTCTGTGCCTCTTTTACAGCTTTCAAAGTGCCGTCACCGAAACCGTTTGAATTATCAACTTTAGTCTTGATAATTTTCATGTTGTAGAGTGTAATCAACTGCTTCTTAAACGCAAGTGTTGCTGTATTGTGTGCGCCGTATTTAATCATTTCCTCATTCTCCTTATTTGATGTTTTACCGCCGAGTTGTGCGGTTACTTCGTCTGCAAGATTGCCGAGCCTGTTATAGAGCCAGTCACCAGGGCAAGATTTATTTGCAAACCACCTATGTACAGTCAAGACCATTTCGCCCGACTTCGGCGAATAATTTAAAGTCTTGTCCTCGTTACCAAACCAAAGCAGTTTAGTCTTGCCGTTACGCTTGCAAATGTCAACGCAAAGTGCAATAAGTTTGTTGTACACTTTACTGTTCATGGTGTACGGAGCTACTGTGTCGCTTGCACATTCGATTGTAACTGCACGCTGGTCATTTGCGTTTGATGAACTACACCAAGAGCGGTTGCTCTCATCGACACAGAGCAACACTCTGCCGTCATAGCCGATTCCGTAGTTACAGCTTGCCTCACAGGCTGTATTCATAAAGATGTTGCCGAGGGTTTCGACACTGCACTGACCGACTACACAATGCGGTGTAATGCGGTCGATACTGTGTGTACGCTTACCGCTGTGATTTGGCGATAATTTAGTGTAATTTACAAGTTTTGAAGTACTCATAATTAATTATTCCTCGCTTTCATCTGTTTTTACTTCGACTGTTGTCTTTAATCTCTTGACGATTGATACCAAAAATTTTGGTAATGGGATTCCGATTTCCGAAAGGTTTTCAAGGATTGAAATTAATTCGTTGATGATAAACCAAATCGTAACAATCATGCCGATACAGTAGTTAATCCGCAGGTCGATTCCGCAGTTGACAAGTGCCGAACTAATGAGATAGTCGGCAACAATACCGACCGCTACAGCTACGATATAGCCTACTTTTTTGATAATGCCTGTTACACCGACACGGCTGTTCAGCGTGTGGCTGATGTATGCCTGTGCCATTCCTGTGATGTAGTCGATAATCATTACCGCAATCATCACCGCAAACGGCACAAGCAAGATGTTAAGATATGCGACAATAGCACCGCATACCGTGGCAAATAATGCCTGTAAAATGTTTTCTTTCATTGCTTACACCTCGCTTTCTATCGGCTCGTCAATGGTTGGATTATCGCCCCAAACTGCCATAACGGCATTGTAATATTCATCAGACAGCACCGTTTTGAGCTGTTCTCTGCCGGATTTGCTGTTCATGTATGCATTGCGGATGTTTCCGCCAACCTGCATTTCTTCACCGTTAAAGGTCAAAAACTGCTGTCTGAGTACCGACACGCTGTCCTTTGTGAGCATATCGAGTGTAATTTTTTCTTTAAGTTCCATTTTTAAATTCTCCTTTATTTATTTAATTTTGTACAAGCAAATCACATTAATCTGCTCGCCGTCGGCAAATGTATAAGCCGTCTTATCCTGTGACTGAAATTGCAACCAAGTGTTATTTTTAGGTACTGTAAATTTAAAAATCTTGCCGAGGTTTGAAATGCCGACACAAAAAACATCATCCACAGTAATGCACTTGTACGGTAAATCAATCAACGGATATGAACTGTTTGCTCCAATTGTAACAGCATTCATTTTGACGGTTGCACTGACGATTACGATGTCGCCAATCGTCTTATATGTACAGCTTGCACTTTTGATTTTATCGGTAATGGTTGAATACGGAGTAAGCGTTGATGTTCCACTTTCAATATTTGATGAATCGTACTTGCTTAAAAGCGCGTTGTAAACCGTACCGCTCGTGAGATAGCACGGGCTATTATTTTTGGGTTCACTGTCAAACGGCATTGAATTGAGCTTTTGGGCAAGTTTTTGGTCTGTTCTTTCCTTCGTATATGCGTCCGTAATTCCGTACCCTGCGAGTGTAGTACTTTTATCTGCTTTGTTCGCAAGATTTGCGTCGGCCGTATCAAGCCTTGCTCCGAGCGAACTCTGACCGCCTCTTGCCGTGGCTATTTCGGTTTCAAGTGCAATTGCCCCGTCTGTTGCCTGTTCAATCCCCTCGTCCATATGGTTGAGGTTGTCGGCATTGAGGGGCGGAGCAGAGCCGTTCACAAAGACAATTTTATTGTATTTGTTCATTTTCTTTTACTTCCTTTCCTAATCGTTTTTCGCCCTTTGATGTGAGGGCAGTTATAAATCCGTCCATTTTCTTATTGAACACAAATGTTTCGATTGTCGGCAAATCTTCAAACGGAGTTTTAATTGTGTACTTATCGCCTGCCTCAAGCCACCAATACGAAAACAGCTTAATTTTTGTCGGGCGGTATTTATATACATCACCAAAAAAATTAACAGAATTATATTTTGTGCCGATATCACTTGCTGTTGTTCTGCACCTCATCAAAATGTTATCGGAAACATACCACGAAAAATCGTTACTGTTGCCATACAAAAACGCTTTTTTATCAGCAAACTTAGCACTGTACATACGGATAGGCTCAAGTTCGTAATTTTCAAAGGATAAATCTTTGTACGAATCGATTGTTTCAACGGAAGATTGAGAATACAGCCTTTTAAAACGCATTTTTCCGTCGGCATCTATAACGGCAAAGCTCAAAGTTAATTCTGCATAAGCTTGGATTAAATCTGACAAGGTAATGTCCTTTATAACCTTTTCCACGCAGGTATCATCAAATTTCAGCGGTACACTAAAGACAGATAAGCTCGGCGGTGAAACCCCTGTAATTGCATAATCTTTGGCAAATTCTGCGATTATTGAATAAAAGTTCTTAAAATTATCGTCTTTTTGATAGTGCGCATAACCATAAGCAAAACTGCCGTCCTCGTTCTCTTTGCCTGCAAACCACAAAGACATATCCACCTTTGACATATCATAAAAAGCGTCATAGGCTGTGATTTTGACGATGTTACGCTGTTTTTTATCTCTTTGAGCCGACTGAATTTTACCGTAGAAAACAGGACATTCAACCGTTCCTGTTTCGGCAGGACAAATAAGAGTATTTGACGGGTACAAATCATCTGACGGATACAACTCTGATTCAAGATATGTTGCCGTTATGATGACCTGTACCGTCTTTCCTATCAAAGCCGAGCAATCATAATCAATGAGTTTCACGCTCATTTCAGAGGCTATGCAACCGCCGAATTTCAATTCTTTTTCAACGATTTCATTTTCAAGCGAAAAACTGTCAAGCACGATACTTTCACCTGTTATATCCTCAAAACTGCCGTCGGGGGAATGCAGGGCAACGGTGTTGTAAAGTGTGTTTGTTTTCAGCTTATCAGCAATTTCTTTAGATACAAGCATTTTTAAGAATCACCCCTTAATACTCAATCAGCTCAACCGTAATCGGCTGATAGGTTATATCACTTTTTTCGGCATTCATTACGGTATATTCAATATCAGGAATAAATAAGAGGTGTAATAGCTGTTCGTTTCATCGTTCCAATAAGTTACCCTGCACTTTCTCTGTAACTTATTCGCCATTGAGAGGTTGATAATCGACTGAAAATCAATCTTTTCGTCAAGATGAAGAATGTGAGTTGAAAACGAAATTTTTGTTTTGTAATTTGGCAGCGTTGCCCTTTGAAGCGTACCGTTCTGATCTCGTTCCGCAGAAGTTTCAAGTCGCTGATTCGGAGTTGATGAAAATGCGGTAATGTACTTATTCGGCATTATGTTGTTGCCGAATTTAAGCAAATAGCCGTTATAATTTGACATATCATCCCCCCTTTTATGCAAATGCGGATTTACCGTTGTGTCTGCGTCTGTAAAGCTCATCCTGTCTTATCATTTCTTCAAAAAGCGTTGAACCCTCAAGCTCGGCAGTAAATGAATAAGTGTTGCCACCGTTATTGCGAAAGATAATGAACATTTCATAAATGCGTTTAAGCAGGTCAAGAATTTGTGTGAGAATCACTGTATCCTGACCGCCCGAATTGTCGAGCATACCCTGTAACTTGTTAAGAGGAGAAATAACCTCAGGGTTACCGCTGTTAGCACCTGCGTTATCGCCGACAACCGCAAGTGTCGGAGCTTTAACAATACCGCCTTTTGCAAATTTTCGTGCCGGTGATTCCGTGGGTTCTTCAAATCTCGGAATGAGAGGCGGATTTTCAGGCATTGAAAAACTCCAATCCTGTCCAAAAGCCGCTCCGATAATACCGGCTATTCCGCCGATTGAATTAACAACACCCGAAACGAAATTATAAATACCTGTCCACAACGCATTTATGCCGTCAATGATAGCGTTTATAATAAACTTAAACACGGCACAAATGCCGTCCCAAATACCTTTGAAGAAGTCGTAGATACCCTGCCATGCTTTTTTCCAATCGCCTGAGAAAACACCTGTAATGAAGTCAATAAGACCGCCGAATGTTTTCTGTATAGAGGTAATCAACCCACCGATAAATGTAAACACATTATCAAACACCCTTTTTACGGCATTGAAAACATTCTGAAATATAGGTCCCCAAAAACTGACAAGCCAGTTTACAAACGGTGACAGGAAGTTATTCCACACGGTTGAAACACAGTCTGCAACCTTGCCGAAGAAGTTTATTGCACCTTCAAAAACAGGCTTCAGCCAGTTTTCCCAAGCTGACTTTACGATTGCTACGATAAAATCCCACGCAGGCTTAATCCATTGATTGTAAACATTCATCAGGGTTGTGCCGATGTTGGTAAACATATTGCAGATATTCTGAAAAATCTGCTGTCCGTTGCCGTTCCACCAATTACTGATAATTGTTCCGATATCTCCGAAAATCTGACCGATAAAGTTAAACACATCTGCAAACTGCAATTGTAAATTTTCGAGAAATTCTGTGATTGTTGCACCGTCATTTTCAGTCCATTCAACAAGGCTTTCGGTTGCAGTTGAAAACGCACCCGAAACAACTTCGCCGACTGAGCCCGCAAAGGTTGTAAGACCGCTTAAAAGATTGGAAATTGATTCTTCCATTTGAGGGCGAACATTGTCAATTGCATTGCCTGCAAGTGTACCGAAATTATCAAAAAAGATTGAAAGGTTGTTATAGCCGTTTGTAAGATTGTTACCTATGGTGTCGATAAAACCGATAATCTTTTCCCTGTCTTTTGAGATCCACTTAGCAACACCGCCTGAAATGGTCTGAAACGACTTTCCGCCGATTGTCGCAACCGCTCCGAATGCAGAGCCGATTGCCCCGAGTTTTGCAGAACCGACCTTTTGCATTGTGCCGAATGTCTTTTGAACTATGGGAACAGCATTATCAAAAACGGTCTTGCAGTTCTTGCCTATAGCTGACCAATCAACCTTGTTAATACCTTTCTGTACATTCTCGACAAAGCCTTTGAATCCGCTTTTTTCGTATAGATTTTTGAATGCCCCCGAAAGATTTTTGCTTGTATCCTTGACAACATTCTTTGCAACAGTTCCGCCTGATGAACCGCCCGATGAGATTTTTGATGAAGATGTATCTGACTTTGAAGAACTATCGGTACTTGAAAGCACATTCAGCTTATCAAAGCCCGCAACACTTCTCTTTGCTTTTTCGGAACTTTTCTGAACATTATCAAGTGACTTTGAACTGTCATCTGCCGTATCCGTAAGGCTTTTGGCAGAATCGGACGCAGATTTGATATTGCTTGCGGTGTTATTGCCTGTATCCCAGCCGAAGACCTTTGAAAGCGATTCAACCGCACCTTTGGCATATTCCGTTAAAGTCGCAAGTGCGGAACTCAACCGCTTTACAACCTGAGTTGCCACCTGTAAAATAGGCTGACCGACTACGGCAAGGAGCTGTTTCCAACTTTCTCTGAGGTTGCCTGTTACATTCTCCCAACCGTCTGCTTCACGGCTTGCCTGTCCCATAGCACCCGAAAGCTGATTAGCGTCCTTGACCATTTGCAAAAGCGTGAGCTGTTTCTGCGATTCCGACAAATCCGTAAATGACTTGCCATACAGCTTATTAGCCGCCGCATTTCGTGTGGTTTCAGTACAGGACAAACCGAGTGCGGCATCATTTTCAAAGTTGCCTTTGAGAAACGATTTCAGGCTTTCTGCGGTATCTTCAAGCGAACGGTCATAATATGCGGCACTGTCGGCTGTTACCTGCAAAGCCTCCTGCATCATACCCAAAGCACTTGAACTGTCCATTCCAGTAGTTTTTGCAAAGGCATAAATGCTTGTGCCGACGCCCTGCAATCGGGTTTCAAGAATACCGCTCTGATTGGCAACACTCTGAATGGCTGATTCTGCCTGCGACTGCATTGTGCCGAATGTCTGCTCAAACTGCGAATTTGCCGCATTGACTTCCGCAGCCGATTCAATGCACTGCTGACCGAACTCCTTGATTTTAGCAACGGAAAAGGCGGCAACCACAGCCGTACCGATTTTCTTAAACGAAGATGAAACCGAATTGCTTAACTGCTCACCGCTGCCTTTGATATTTGAAAACTCTTTCTCGGTTTTCTGAGAAACGCCCTCCGAAACCTTTGAAAAGGACTGTTTCATATCCGTGCTTACATTTTCAAAATCTTTTGAAAGACTTGAAAATGCCGAATCAAACTTTTTTGTAATTGAATCGGAAATCTTATGCAATGTTTTGGAAATATCATCCCCTGTCAGCCTGACATCAAGCTCAATTTCACCCGCCTTTGTCGCCATATTCACCACTTCCTTTCATTTTAGATTCTTTAAAAACAGGCATAAAAACAGCGCACACCGTTATGATGTACGCTTAAAAATTTTGCAAAAGAACAGCCACCCCATTTGGAGTGGCTTTTTGTTTTAGTTGTTGAGTTCGTAGTATTTGATGTCGATTTTCGGAAGTGACACATTGTTGCCCATTACGGTTTCATATGTATAGTCGCCGTCACAAGTTCCCCAGAATGTGATTACATCATCTTCAAGGAGTTTGTCCGCACCGTCAGGAATTTCTACAGTTGCGTAGATTGTATCAGTCCACAATGGTTCATCAAGATACTCATTTTCTTCTTTGGTTATATTGATTCTCAGGTCAACCGAATCGCCCCAGCCTTCCTGAACCTGAATAATCTGACCTTCAAACTTGTAGTCATTACCTTTGTACTTGTCAGGGTTTCTTGAAAGAGTTTTAAAGTCGACTGTTTTGCAACCGTCTTTAAATTCTTTTTCAACCTTCTTCGGGTCTTTAGTAGGCTTTTCTGTTGCAACTTCTTTTGTGGTCGGTGCTTCTGTCGCTTTTTCAGTTGCTTTTTCTGAACTCTGATTTGCAACAGTAGTTTCCTGCTTTGATTTGTTTGAACCGCTGTTACCGTTAATTGCACCGTTTACACCGCCAACAATCATAATAGCAACAACGATAATAACCCAAAAATACCAACGCTTGTAAATTTTCTTCTTTGCATTTGCAGGATTTACGGTTGCCGAGGTTGAATCGTTTCCGCCAAAGCCTGCACCGCACTTGTCGCAAAATTTTGCATCGTCCTTTAATTCGTTTCCGCAATGTGGACATTTCATAAACATACACTCTCCTTAATAAATTTGTTAGTGTATGTTACATTTTATCACTATATATTAACATTGTCAAGAATTTTGTAGATACAGCGAAATTTATGTACAAATTTACAGATTAGCAAAAAAGTTTTGAAATTCTGCAAGAACGGTGTTCATATCTTCGTCTGAATAGTGCTTTACATTCCTTGACCGCCACTTGTTGCGGATTTTATGCTGTGACGAAGTAAAGTTTTTCAAGACCTCTTTGTCGGTTTCAAGGCGAATTTGAACCGTTCTTGCAAGCGGTGTTTCGGGTCCTAAGCCTTGCAGAAGTGAGCAGAACTCATTCCAACTCATTTTAGCAAAATCCTTTGAATAAATGCTGACCCCGTACTCCGAGCGAAAGCTCGACACGATTAAATCAAAGTCATCAATCAGGTCGTAGCCGGGGTCTGAACTTCCCCCTCGTCAGTCAAATCGCCTGTTGCAATTTTGGCAGATTCGCTGATAAGGGCGTTGAAATCGTGCATATTCAGCTTTAACTTTTCAATCTTTTCTCTCTCGGATTCATCAAAAAGAAGATGATACATTTCGATAACATCTTTACTTTTACCGTTGCCGTCCTCAAAAAGTGCCGCAACTTTGAGCATTGAAACTGCGTCATTGTTGATTGCAAGGTCAACATTTTTAACTCTGACACTCGGCTTTTCCTCAAAATTAAGTTTGTCTGTAATATCAATTAACTTTGACATAATCGTTCATTCCTTTCGTTTTTTAAGCGGCTGCTGTATATACGGGTTTGCCGTTTGACATAACTTCAAATTCAAGCGGAGCAACACCCGCACTTGCGCCTGCACCGTTTGATGTAACGGATACAACTGCATTTTTAAAGAGGACGGTTGCACCGTTGGGGAAGGTCCACATAAACGAAACTTCTGTCTTTCTGCCGTTTTCAAATGCAAGGGCGGCAATCTGGTCATTGCCTGCGTCACCGATTGTACGCTTGCCCTTTACCGAAATTGTGATTGACTTTGCTGTCATAAGCCTTGACTTCCAGCCCTCGTTTTCAAAGGCTGTCCATTCCTCGACACCGTTGTCAAATGCAACAGAAAATTCTTCGCAGTTAGCAATATTTGTCGTGGCGGATTCTGTTCCTGCCTTGCCAACCGCAAACTGATTTTCATAGCACGGGAATACTCCCGATTCAACTTTTGCCATAAAATTACTTCCTTTCGTAATAAAATTTAACTTCAATGACCTGCTCATACACACCCTTGTCGTCTGTTCCCACATCAACGGGTTCTTCCGTGAGCAGTTCGATTATATAGATTTTGTGTTCCTTAATTTCAACATTTTTAATGCCGTAAAGCGTTTCGTAAAGTCTGCGTGCAAACTCCTCGGTTTCTCTTGCGTTGTCGGTGTAATGGATAAGCAAAGACACGCTTATTGTATCGTAGGTGCTTTCACCGCCGATTGCCCTTGTGGGTGTTCCCGACTGCTTTAATGAATACACACCGATTGACCTGTCCTGCTTGTTGTCAAGCTTGCCGATGTAGTAATGCTCGGCTGAGGTAACGCTTTTGAGCCAATCTCTGATGTCCGATAAGTAAATCAAAGTCCTGCTTCCTTTCTGTATAATCTTGCAAATGCCCGACTGCAAAAATTATGTCTTGTACCGCCTTCAAGCCACGGTGCAAACCATTTACCGCCGGCGGCAATGTTTTCCTTACGGCTGAAATTATACTCGGGATGAAAATACAACCGCCTTGCATACGGAGTGCTTGACACGATTTTAACCGTGCCGTTCCAACTCTGCGCACAATCTTCAAAGGTATTTTCGTTCTGAAGATTACCCGTATCAAACGGCATTACCTGCGTGTTTTTCACCTGTTTAAGAAGTGCGTCACCTGTCTGTTCAAGAGCCTGTTGCTTTGCCCTATCAAGCTGTTTTACAACAGGCATATTGAGTTTGATTTTTGATGATACCGAAAATCCCATTAAATCACATCCAATTCCGTAAAATTAACTTTGCCGTCAGGGTTGCGGTGTTTTGTACCCTGTACGATACTTCGCTTCACACCGTCAAGGATTACAAAGCCACCGCTTAAAGTGGGGCTGTCGGGGGCAATATCGCCGTCAAAAAGCAAGACAGCCGACACCTGAACAATTTTCTGCTCTTTGGTATAGACCGTCTTTGCCTTTGACTGCACATTGCATACAGCATTGCCTCCGCAGCGGAGATTTGACGGATAAAGATTTTCGGAGGGATACAGATTTTTGCATTCAAACACGGTCAGGGGTGTTCCGTCTTCGGTAACACCCTCACCGTAGATTGTGACCTCGACAGGAGTTTTGCAGAACTGCTTTTTTACAAGTGACGGAAATTTCACGGTTTTCACGCACCTTTCAGATTGCAGGATAACAAAGTCCTGTTGATTTTAGCAACGCATAGAGGTCGGCAGGAATTGCCACTCCGCTGATGCACATTAAATTCCAGCTTGCGCCAAATTCCATTGATGTGCCGTTGATTGAATAGCTTTTCAGGTAGGAAGAAATCATATCGGCATTTTCTTCTTCAAAAGCAGTAAGTCTGCTATGCACTCTGCTGATGATTCTCTTCTGCATTTCCGAAAGTTTTTCAAAATCAATGCGGTTAAAAGTCAGAACATCAATGTGTTCGGCAGAGATAATACTGTTTTCATCTCCTCCCTGATGTTCAATGTAATCGGCATACATAGATTTACTCCTTTGTGTCTGACTTGGTACTCTCTTTAAGTTTTTTGTTTTCGGCTTTGAGCTTTGAATTTTCTTTCTTCAAAGTATTGTAATCATCAACAGAAATTTTCTTGCCTAATCCATATTCTTTGATTTTGCCGTTGTCATCCTGAATATCATAACCACGGGATACATAAGTCTTAGCTTCCTCGTCTGTGTTGACTGTATATGACTTATTGTCTTTGATTGCTTTCATTTTTTCTCACCTCGCTTTAAGCCTCGGCATGAATGATTACGCCCTGCTTCATAAGTTCGTCAATGGCAAAAGTACCATTAACTTTTCTGTTCTGATATATATAATTATCAGCTGTTCGGCTGTCAGAACCCGGAGTATAGACATTGATATATGAATACTTAACTCTTGACACCTGTGCTTCCGGGTCAATAAGAATATAGTCAATCTGCTTAGCTGAGCTGTCAGCAACACAACCGTTTGTAAAATCAAACAAAGACTTCATTCTTGAGCTTGGCACTTCTACAATCTTATCAATATCATCAACGGAACGAACACGGCGGTCAATGCCCTTTGCGGAACTGATTTCAAGTGTTCTCTGAATACCCTCTGCATTCTTCAAAAGCTTTTTGTACTGTGGTGTCGCATAAAGAATAACCCTGTCGAGCGGTACACCTGCTTCGGCAAAAGCCTCAAGGTTATCGTCAAAATCTGCAAGCACATTCGCCGCAGTTAATGCAGTAGTTTTTACTGTTGCACCAACTCGCTTAGCTTCTGTATAAAGCTTGCTGTAAGTATAACAGTCGAGTTCAGGTATAGCCTGTGTTTTTTCAAAGCGTGTCTGAATATTTGCGATAGTTACTACCATATTTGTTTCGTCAACATCAATAGGGTCGACAGCAAACTCAATATCTCTGTCGTGGTCAAGGGTTTTGATTTCGTAACCGTTTGAATATGTACCCGAATTAAAACCGCCTGCACCTCGTGTATGGTCTTTATAACCGCTGACCGAGAGTTTCGGGATTTTAATATCCTTACCGTTGATAATCTGAATGTCAGAGTTTGAGTGGTAAAGGTCATCACAAGTAAGGGCTTGACCGTACAATTCTCTTAAAACATTACTGAAAATAGTTGCGTATTCTAATACTGCCATAATTATTTACCTCTTTTCTTACTTTTTAGATTTGATGCCGAAAATTCCTCTTAAGGCATCTTCTGTTAAATTTTTGTCGCTGTTGCCGTCACCGCCGATTTTCTTAACTCCTGTGCCGTTCTCGGCAGGTTTGCCCTTGAGTGCGGGAATATCGTCAAGCACCTTTTTAACAGCCTCTGTCAGCTTTTCCGCATTGACCTTGCCGTCTGTCACAGCCTTTGAAAAGTCTGCAATTTTAAGCACATACGGAACGGTTGCAATGTCAACGCCCTGTTTTACGGCTTCGAGTGTTGCCGATTGGTTGACTTCTGCCATAAGTTTTGCGTTGTTTGCGGATTCAACTTCCGACTGCATTTTTGCAAAGTCGGGAGTGTTCTTGGCTTTCTGCTTTTTAAAAGCACCGATAGCCTCTTTCATCTCATCGGCTGACAATCCCTGCTCCTTAAAATAAGACTTCAACACGGTGTCCTCTGTCACGCTTTGTTTGCCTGTAATAAGGCTTGCGAGCTTGTCGTAATCAAAGACAGGAGCGTTTCCCTGCGGTGCAGGTGTCGGTTCATTGGGGGTTGGTGTTGGATTTGGTTCTGCCATTTTTTCATATCCTTTCAGTTTTTCGGGTGTCTCCCGTAATCAGTTTATAGAGTGTCTCTCTGTTTCAGTTTTGCACGGTGTCTCCCGTAGTTTAATGTCTTCGGACAATAAAAAAGCACCTTACATATTCGTAAAGTGCTTAATCTGCTTTTTCTGTTTTTTCTGTTTTAACTGCTTTGGCTCTCGGCTTTTTGGGAGCGTCAGACTTGACCTCTTCTGCAAAACCGCCGTCAATGAGTTCCTTTGCTCTCTGCTCGGAACATTCAAAAACTTCATTCACAGGTCGGGTTACATAGCCGTTCTGCCTGTCATTAAATGCTGTTGTTACTCTGATTTTCATTCTGTCACCACCTTTTCAATATTTTAAACTGGTCGATTTCGACCGGTTTAAATGCAATAAAAAAGCACTCTGATTTCTCAAAGTGCTGATTTGATGTATTAAGTTTTGCTTTGGCAAGTTGCAGGCAAGTTAAATAATGCCGTAAACAAGCCGTTTTTCTTGCTCTGAACATATTCTCGGCAAGTTAAACAACAAAACCGCCCTTTTTACGGAGCGGTTAGATTATGCCACTATCTTTTAGATATTGCATTTTTTGTTTCTCTCTAAGCTTACTGTAAAGTGCTTCAGCATCTTTAGCTTCTTGTGGAGCATCTTCACGCAAAGTGACATTTAAACCATTTGTTACAAGGTACGGCTTAAACGCATTCCATAGAGATTTTTGTTCTTCAGTTTGTATCAATCTCATACCATCATCACCCTAAAAGTTTGCTGACTCTGTACTCGTTATACACTTCATCCATAGCTTTATCTTTTAAGCATTCAAAAGCATACTCACTTATATCCTCTATATTATAACCGTTATTTATCAATTTTTCAACCTTTGGAGCATAAATTTTATTAAGGTAATCGCAATATTCAAAATAATCGTTAATACTTCCGAATTTTGCTCTGTAATTTTTAGCGTCTTGCCAATGAATCAGTTCGTGAAGAATTGTACTCAATCCGTCTTGCGGACAAGCCAAGTTTTCTTGTAAGCCTGACAAATCACTTGTTGAAAAGTATGCTGAATTGACATTTAGAACATTTTGCATTGGCATATATGAAGCAATAGCATTTACTCGCATTTCTTCGGGAGTGACAATACAAATTTCAGGCTTTCCGCTTGTTTCAACCTCTCCGAGCATATCAAACGCTTTTCTCACTTGCATATCAAAATTATGAAGTTCTTTTCGTTTTAGCTTTACCTTATCTGAAATATAAACATTATCACACAATGTATTTGCCTTGTGGGTATCAATTGTAATTGTTTCGCCCTCAATTTTGCGTTCAAAAGTTTTTGATATATCTTCTTCAAAAACAGGTCTGTAATATTTCTGTTCATTGGTGTTTAGTGAGAATTGCTTTGTCTTTTCTTCAAGCGTATTCGCCCTATCGTGCCACTCATCGGCTCGGGTTTGGGCAATGCGTTTATTGTCCTCATCAAGGCTGTATTCGGCACGACGGTCAAAGCGTTCTGCCTGTCGCTGTGCATACTGCTGTTTTTCCTCAATTCCTCGCTGACGGTCAAGCTCTTTGATTTCATCTTCAGACAACGGTGCGTCCAAATCATCAAGTTCGGGATAATATGTACTTGTGCTGTCCTTACATCTCGGATGAAACAAACCGTTCTTGATTGCGGTTGAGAGAAGCGGATAGTTTCCGTCTGACTTTTTGCCGTTTGAATAAACATCGTCAATAAACACCTTGCCGATATATTTTGCACAATCGGGGCAACCGCCCTGTCTTGAGTTCACAACAACGAGGGATACTCCCCATTCGGCTCGCTTTTCGCCCTCGCCACGCAGATAGGCTCTTTTGTTGGCTGTTTTAACCGCCATATCCGCATAATCCGAGAGCGTGTGCCTTGCACCATTTTTGTATTCCACACAATTAAGACCTGCGTTGAGCATATCTTTACACGCCATATCAACGGCTTTTTCGTATGTAACCGCACCCGTGTTCATTGCAACCTGTGCGTTAAAAATCGCCTTGCGGTACTTGTCGTTGCTCATACGCAAAACTGCCGTTTCTGCCCTCTTTAAATCGTCTGTGGTCGATTTTATGAGTGCGTCAAGTTTACGGTCATTCACCTTAAAAAACTCGGCTGTGCTGTGTGCTGACGGCTTTTTCGGGGCTTTGAAACCGTCCTTGACAGCTTCAAGAATTTCTGCCTCCTGACTTGCATTTCCGTCAGCTTTGGCGGTGCGAATCATCTCTTCAACCTTGCCGTTAATGGTTTTGAAACGCTTGCCGAATTTCTTTGCGTTGTGCTTACGGTACTCTTCAAGACTTTTGAGCTGTTCAGCCTGCCATTGTGTCCAGTTGTAACCCTCTTTGGTTTCTTCGGCTCTGTGACGGCTGAAATTGCGCATCATGCTGTCGATAAGCTCGTTTTCAATTCTCTCAAAAGCCTCTTTAATGTTGTAATCACTCATTGCTTACTCATTTGCTGTCATCGTCCTGATTTGCGATATCTTCGGGTTTATCGGGTTCATTGCCCGTGTCGGTAAGGTCCACATCGTCAAGCTCCGATTTTTCTTCTTCGCCTGCAATGCCCTGCTCTTCCTTAATTCTCTGCACCTCTTCGGCTTTCCAATCCTCCGACTTGCTGTCGCCGTAAAGCTCGTCAACCGAGGTTTCAACTGACATCAAACCGCCCTGTCTTGCTTTTGACACAGTTTCAACCTGACTTTCAAAGCTCGGATTTGCATATTCGCCGAAGTTTACGGATACTTCCAAGCCCTCAACAATACCCTTGCCGTTAAGTTCACCGTCTGCATTGAGTACAACTGCAACAAGGCTTTGAAGTGCGTTCTGCGTAATTTTCACAAGGTTCTGCCTTGTGTAAAGGGTTGTCTTTTCCTTTTCACGCTGAGCATCTGCATTATCAAGCTTCTTCGTATCAATGCCGAGAGTTGACGGCGATATAATGCCCTGTAAGCAGAGGTCGAGGGCAGTAATGTATGAACTCAAATAACTTTCGTGCTGAATCTGCGGACTTTCGGTGTAAATCCTGTTGCCGTTGCCGTTTTCAGACATATCGTTGCCCACGGTGATAAATCGGTTGTCAAACGGATTTGGCGATATCGGCTGACAGGTTTCGGGATTTCTCGGAACAAGGCAACCAGGCACATACTGCTTTGTTCGGCAGGCTCTGAGTGCGTCCATCCACTGTGACCACACTTCATCAAGGCTATCGAAAGCGTCTGTTTTTATGCCGATAATGCCCGCACCTCTGCCCTTGTGGCACGATTTGCCGTAAAGGACAGGTACAGCCCACATATATGATTCGTCAAATGTAACGCCCTTTGAATCAATCCACGAAAGAGCGTCAACCGTGTGCAGGTCAATCTCTTTGCCGTTGTCATCATACAAAGCATAGTGAATATAGCCGTAACCGTATGTTTCTTCAAAACGGTAACGGCGGTGTTTTTGCGTGTAATCGGTGTAAAACTTAACCTCTCGGATTCTGCCACGCACATATGTAAAGTCGATGTTTTCGGCAGGATACCATTCAACAATCGGAACATCTGATACAGCCGTGTCAAAGCTGACCTTAAAAGCACCGTCACCGACAACACATAGGTCACGGAGCATTTGCTTAACCGTGTCGGATAGCTTGTTCTGCTTTTCAATGTCTTCCCAACGCTCTGCATAAGCGGTTGAATTTTTACTTGTAACATCTGTGCCGTTGTAGTCGGCAATTACGATATTCACAAGCGTTTCGCAGATGAGTGCCGGCAAGCCCGTGTGTATTTTACGGATTTCAAGCCCCTTTGTGCTTTTTGCCGCCCAAAACATAGTTTTGTTTGTATCAATCTGCCTGTACAGCTCCGCAAGCTGTCTGCTGTTGCCCCAATACCAAATGCGATTGATAAAGCACTCGGTCAGATGATTGCTTGTTTCGGTAACGGTAATTGTTTTGTCGCTTGCAGGAGTAATCTGCAAAAAGTTTTTAATTCCCGATCTGATAGATTCAGCCATTCTGTTAATCAGCCCCATTTATTTCACTTCCAATAATATTTTTAAACGGCAGCCACGCATATTGACCGCTGTTAATACAATGGTCGTGACCGTCCTCGGGTGTATTGTCTTTATCCTCTCGCCAGCTGTAAATTTCAAACTCGGCAATCGTGTTTTTACAATGTTCAAGCACAAAATAACAGTCGGTGGCAAGCCAGCCGAGTACAAGATTGATTCGGTCGATAATCTTCGTTTTCTTCCATGCATTTGCAAAGTCATAGACACAGCCGTGCTGTCGCTTATACTTTTGAAATTCGGTAATAGTCGCTTGGTCGGCGCTGTCAATAAAAGCCGTGCGTGCAAAGCCCCATTCATCACGGTTGCGGTCAAGAAAATCAATAAAATTCTTCACCGTGTCACTCGGGGCAATAGGCGTTTGCATTTCAGCGTTGTTATAAACTCTTTCATCAAGCTGAACACACTTGCCGTGATTGGTAATGCCGTAAAATGTCATTGCGATAGTGTCAGGCGACTTCTGCGAATAGGCGGTATCAAGACCTGCGGTGAACTGAACAAAGTGTTCCGACTTGCGGTTACAGTTCAAAAACTTTCCTGCCCACTCTTTTGATTTGATATGTCTTGCCCTCCCAAAATTCGGGAACACAAGACCTGTTGCTCTGCCTCGCAAACCTAAGATTTTATTTTTATAGAGCTTTGTACCTTTTGGTGCAGAGTCCTTTTTCTTTTCAATCTGTTCGGGCGTAAGACTTAAATTGTCGGCAAAAGAAAAGAACCAATACCGCCAATTCGGTGGTACAGGTTCTTCGGTAAGCTCCGCCGTAATCTCGGGAGGAACATCGTTTTCATATTTTTTAAAAGGACGGGAGCGGTTGACAAACTCCTTATACACAGGCAGGCTCGGATCATCGGGATTCAGCGTTGCAAGCATATAGTCATTACGGGTTGACATCTCTCGGATAAACTCAATATCGGCGGTGTTGATTTCGTCAATATACACGCAACCAAACTGCGCACCGAGTACCATTTCCCACTTATCCCGACTGCTGTAGCCGAGAATATAGATAATTTTGCCCTCAAACTTGATATGTGGGAGCTTGTAGTCCTTGTCGCCGTTGCCACAATAGACAGCGTTGCGGTGCAAGTCGAGAATACCGTTGTCCTGCTGAATAATCGTTTCTTCGGCCTTGCCCGTAGTTTTGGCGGCAATTGCGTGAAGCTTCTTCGGGGACTGCGACACCATTCGCATAAACTTAACGCCTGCTCCGACGGTAGTTTTGCCGGACGCTGTAGTTCCTTCAAGAAATTCAGCCGACACATTTGTTGTGTTGATAAAGTCGATATACTTTTGTGACAACGGGAATTTGTTACTCACTCAGTCCCTCACCGCCTAACTGTCTGAAAACATCAGAGAGCTTTTCGGATTGCTCAACCTTTGCGTCAACATTAAGTTTATCCTTGAAAAGGCTATATACTTTACCTAACAACTCGGCCGCTTTGTTTGCGTCGGATATTCTTGTTGGTATCGTTACTATCTCCGGCACTTCGCTTTTAATTGTATGTTTTCGTATTGTACCATTTTCATCAGGTTTGTATGTTGACTCTTCCTGACTGACTGTTACAACAACGCTTTCTTTCTTTTCGCGTCTCATAACTGCAGTAAGGTATTTCAGAACCTCATCTTGCTGAGCAATTAGTTTTGATTCTTTTTCAGATAATCTTTTGTCTATATATTCCCTTATGTTGGGTTTTGCCAAGTTTTCACTTGCTATATTATTTGCGTTCTTTTTTGAATATCCTGCCCTTATTGCGGCTTGTGTTGCATTAAGGTCAACTAAATATTCATCGCAAAATCTTTGTTGCTTAGCTGTTAGCATAGCCATAATACAACACCGCCTTTCACGCTAACACAAAACCGCTCTCGGGGTGAGAGCGGTCTGTGCAATTTTTATCTTAGGAGAGTTTCGCATATGTCCTGTTTGTCAAACTTTCATAATACCATTATACGCAGGGTAAGGGTGACATTCAATGACATTTCAAAATAATTTTACGAGAAATCGAACTTTTTTCGGAACGCCTGTAACGCTTCGCCGTGTAATCTCAGGGTATGCCTTACGCTCATTTCCATACTCTCGGCAATATCTTCCCACCTCTGACAATTTATGTAATACTCGGTCAAAATTGCAATGTAACGGTAATCGTCAAGTGCGTTGATTTTACTGCGGATTTCAGTTTTTAACCGCACAAGATTGTCAATTTCCCTATTGATTTCAGCCTGAAGGTCTGCAATCCTGTCAACAATCCGCATAGGGTCATTCACTCCCGATGTCTTAACAGGCTCGTTCTGCTTAACCGATACCTGTGCAATATTCAGCCTAAGTTTCGACAGCTCGTGTTCTTTCGTTTTGATTAACTTGTCTGAAACTCTGACCGAATATAAATAATCTTTAACCGTCAATTCGTATCACGCTCCTCCTCGTCAAGCATACCAAGTTACTGTGCCAACGCAACAACAGCGGTTACAATCAAATGCAAATCCTTGCCTTTGATGTTACACATATTAAAGCAAACATCGCCCTCATCGTTATCAAGTTTACCAAAATCAATAACAAGTCCCTTTGTAATCGTCTTGCTTTCATTGTTATCGTAATTAACGGTAATGTTTTTAATATCTTTCATTCTTCTACCTCACTTTCAAGCCATTTTCTAATAATTTCTTCATTTTCAAGACAAGGAGCATCACAATTTTCGCAATAACCGCAAACATTGTTATTTAATGTGTCAAGCATAATATCAAGCATAAAATGTGTCATTTGCTCTTTGCTCATTGATTTGATTTTTTCAAAGTTAGTCATTTTGTCTGTTCTCCTTTATCAAACAACATCTTTTATATTTTTTTCCGCTTCCACAAGGACAAGGTGCGTTCCTATGACTATTCTCAGGTGGGTGATATGTAACGGTAGCGAGAAAAGATATATTACAATCTTGTGTATAATACTCACATATGTCAGCAGGCTCTTTAGTTATATGGGCTTTCATTCTTGCTCCCCCTTTCTTGCTCATTCCATAATTTCAAAATCTCGTGATATTCTTCATCGTTTAAGTTAAGTCCTGTTTTTACATATGCGCAATCAACGCAATAACTTGAGTATTGCAATCCGCATTTATTACAATGCATTGTTGCTTACCCCCTGTCCATTTTTGCGCCACAGTAAGGGCAGTATGGATACAAATCAATGTCCTCGTAAAAAGTGAGAAAATTGCCGCACTCAGAACATAAATAATTTGCATAACCGACACCCTCGCTGTCATATTCCCAACTTCCGTGTTTAGTCTCTTGCATATCACACACGGTAGCTTCGTTGGGTTTGCTTCCGTCAATCTCAATAATGCGTTTTACATTTTCAGCGTTTCTCTTTGAATTAAAAAGCAAAGTAAAATTGCTACCATTATAATCGGGTATATCCAATGCATAGTCACCACAAAAATCACGGATTTTTAATTCTTTTTCAATCATTGTTTTTCACTGTCCTCAATAGGCTCATTCCAGCATTCCAAACAAGTAATGCCGTTTTTGCATCCATTATAGTTCGTCAATCCTAAGCTACTGAGGCATATTTCGGGTGCTCCGTCATCTTCAAGCGGAGCGTTCGGATAATTTTTCAAGAACTCACTCAAATAAGTCCGTTGCGGATGCTCATCGCTCCACCGCTGAACTATTTGAACAGCCGTTTCACTGTGAAATAATTCTAACTCGGAGCAAACTATTTTTTCGTTATTATTAAATCTGCTCAATGGGCAATCTGTACACCGAATATGGCATACACCGTTCACAACTGATTTTGTCATTCGAGCTTTTTCATGCATATAGTTTTCAGTTTTTGAACAGTCAATCATTTTTCATTCTCCTTTAATTTTTCGGTTATTCTTTTGGTTAAGCCGTTTTCGTTGGTTAGGCATTCTAAGGCTTGGAGGGCATTGATTACGGTTTGCTCGTTGGTTTGGGACTGATACATCTTACGGACGAAGTCGGCGCTTTTCTTTACATTATCCATAATTCTTTGTGAGAGCATACGGTATTCGTCTGCGTTGTCCCTATCACGCTTATACTCCGTTCTGAGCTTGTCCTGCCATTCAAGGCAGATGTTTATGTCCCAGCCTTTATGACGGTTGTTGTAGCCGACCTTTGCAAGCCTTGAAAAGTATTTATATTCGGGCGGAGGAAAGGCTGAGTAATCAAGCTGACCGTCAATTGCTTTATCTTCAAGCTGTTCAAACACCTGTGGATTGTTAAAATCATATTTTTTCATATTACCTCCTGCGGAGGCTTGTGGTGGGTTTGGTGCGATTTTAAAGAACCCTTTCTATATATAATATTAGTTTATTTTTCTTATACGAAAGGTTAGAAAAACCCGTAAACCCTCCTCAAGCTACCACACTAACAATCTTTATAAATTGAAATTCCGTTGAAATAATTGAAATTTCTTCCCTTTACTTTTTCAAATCGTTTGGCAAGCTCGGTGCTGAATTTGGTATTTGACATACAATATTCGTTGTTATCCCCTGCCCAGCTTGTATAGGCGGCATAGAGCGTGCTTGCCTGAACCGAACCCTCTAACACACATCTGTCCTCGATAAAGGCGGAAATGACATCCATTTCACGCTTGTACTCTCTCACGCTTTGAAGAACGGCAGACGGCATTTTCAAACCCTCTCTCTGCCAAAGAATACAGCCGTCGATACACCATTTGAAAATTGCGGTCATTTCGGCTTTGAGCTTATGCGTAAGGTTCTTATCAACCTTATCCTCGGGAATCTGAACATTGAACGGTATCATATGTATTCTTCGCCATATGCCCGTGTCGGTGCCTCTGATAATCGGTTTATGGTTTGTCGCCATCCACAGCTTAAACTCGGGCTTGAACTCAAATTCCTCGCTGTACAGCTTTCTTGCCGTTACGGTATCGTCACCCGTAAGCTGTTTGAGAAGTCCCTCATTAATTCGCACGCCCTCGTTCGGCTCAACCGAGGTGACAAGCCTTGCACCTTTTAACCGTGCAATATCGCTGTTTATGGCACTGCTCTGAGAGTTTCTTACCATAATAGTTTCAGGCTGAATGTTTGCGGCATAGTCGCCGAATACATCACGGATAACATCAATGAATGTACTCTTGCCGTTTCGTCCCGTGCCGTAAAGGAAGAATGCGCATTGCTCGGCTGTTGAGCCTGTCAGGCTGTAACCGACCGCCTTTTGAATGTAGCGAATAAGCTCCTTATCGCCTGCAAAAATATCGTCAAGAAATGCAAGCCAACGGGGACACTCTGCCGTTTGAGAACAGTCAACCGAAGTAATCTTTGTGAAATAATATTCGGGATTATGCGCCCTCACTTCGCCGTTTTTAAGGTTGATTATTCCGCTTGGGGTGTTTAATGCCATACGGTATTTATCCATTTGTGCCGGAAGTACGGGGATATGGTGTTCAACCTCGTTGAGCATTGCTTTTTTTGATTTGTTGGAACGGCTTACTTTCATATGCTTTTCAAATGCTTTTGACATATCTCCGCCGTTCTCCTCATCAGCTTGCAAGTACAGCCTTGCTTCGGCTTTCATAGCCTCAACGCTTTTATCCGCCATTCGCAAAACTACCCCGATATTGTCAACACACCACTTCATTGAATTGTAGTAATACCACTTTTTCTCAGTGTAACAATACCTTACATTATCGCCGAATAAATCAACGAACCTGTCGGCATTGCCCATATCGTCAAAGGTGTAGGCACGCATTTTTTCTTCGTCAACCGCTTGAACAGCCTTGCCCTCACCGATTGAAATTGAATAATCGTTATGCTGTTTTGGGTTATAGGTCTGTGTACAGCCCGACACAGCCTTTTGCAAGGTTATAATGCCGTAGGTTGTACCCGACTGTTTTCTGTCCCACTTGTCACGCATTAAGCCTGATTGTCTGAAAATCGAATCCATTTTGTCGGTATCGCAACCGCACCAGAACGCAAGCATATTGCAAAAAGCCATATCCGCCTCGCTCTGTGACGAGTAAGCCGAAAAATCACCGCTGTACAGAGCCTTGAAAAGGCTTCCGTTCTTAGCGCTGCAGGCGATTCTGACAATATCGTCAACGGTGTTCGGATTGACCTCAATGTTACGGAGCTTAGGCTGTGGCTCTGTTGCCTTGCCGAGATATTTTGAATGCAGCGGCTTTATGCTTTCGGTGCAATCGTTTATGTACGCATATGCAGAGCAGTAATCGCCTGTCACTACGAAGAATCTGCCGTTTTCGTACATTTCAAAACCGCCCGAATCATTCTTCGCCTTTCTTCTGCCCTCGGGAAGAGTTCCCTTGCAGATTATGTGAACACCTGTCTTACTCTGCGAAAATTCGGTGTAGCTCTGCAAAGTGTTCACAAACTCGCTGATTATGTTGTCAGCTCCGCCGTTTTGGTAGTCCTGAATGTCATTCGGCATATCGTCAAGGTCAACACCGAAAAACGGTGAATTTGAGAACATAAAGCCTATACCCGAATATTTGGCAGATTCTCTGACTGCTGTTTCAAAGTCCGACCAAGTGTCCGAGTTATTCGGCATTGCAAAGCCACCCGTTCTTGGATTTATCGGCTTCTTTGAAATTCCGCTGTGTGATTTCGGATCTGGATATGACTGCCAGCACACCCAGTTTTTGTAACCTTTCAATTCCTCGGGAACTGCAAAATATTTATTTTTATTTGGGTTTAAATTTGTAAAGCCCATTTTTTCACCTCCATATATAAGGAAAAACACGGTGAAAATTGCACTGCTTTATGCAATTCCCGAAGAATTTTTTTAAAATCAGAACGGCAAATCATCGTCAATCGGCATATCAACAAAGCCCTGATTTGCTGTCTGTGCAGGTGCATAACTCTGCTGTGGCTGTGCATAGGCTGTTGCCGTTGAACTCTGCGACTGCTTGAAGGTATGCTTTACTGTCGGAAACTTAGTCGGATTGAGCCAGCTGACTTCTTCTCTTTTTTCGCCATTCCATTCGCCGTGCTTAACGGTTACACGAACAGGCTTTTTCACAAGCTCAGCAAGGAACTGTTTAAGGCTGTCATAGTCCTTGCCGTCGGGAAGTCCTGCCGCCTTGCCGAGAGCCATAACCTGATTAAAGCCGTATCCGTTTACCTGCATATCGTTCTCTGTCGGTTCTCTGCGTTTCCACAAAGTATGGAATATATATCCGTTTTTGTACCCCTGCTCAACATCGTTTCGGATAATGAACGAAATGTTCAGGCAGGTTTTTTCCTCGCCTTTTGAATTTGTGTAGTCACGCTCCTCTGCCTTTGCTATAAGGCACTCATAATCGCCCTCGGGTTTGAGTGAGTTAGACTGTGCCGCCTCGCTCCAATTTGCTTTAAATCCCATAATTTTACTCCTTTGTTATTAACTCTATCGCCTCATCGGCACTTCTGCATATTCCTGCTACCGCACCGTTGAGTTTCATCATCTGTATGAATTTCTGCTGTTTTTCGGTAGGCCTGCCCTTGGGTGTTTTAACCTCGATAAAAACCGCCCTTCCGTCTGATTTTCTGACACCGAACAAATCCGAAAATCCGGGCGGAACTCCCGTGTTGAAATATCTACCGTCCTTTGTAAAGCCTGCACCTACATTTATACGGAAAATATCGCAGTACGGTGCAATTGCAATACGGATTTTGTTCTGAATTGCGTGTTCTTCTGTCAAGCTATCATACCTCTCTTTCGTGCCTGAAAATATGCCCAGCCTGTTTTGTAGCCGTGGCTTTTTGCGTATGCAAGCAAGTCCGCATAGCTGTGGCAATCGTCGGGTGTGCTGAAATCAAGCTTGAATCCCTCAACCTTAATGAGCTTTGCGGTGGTATCGGTTTCAACGGTCCTTTCGGCTGTCGGGAATACATAACCGCAATGCGGACACACGGCTTTCTGCCCTGCCGGCGGTGCTGAAAATGTAAAGAAACATTCGGGACATTGTCTGACCTTTTCCTCCTGCTCCTTTTCGATTTTTTTAACACTCAGCTTTTTGCGTTTTTCAAGCGTCCATTCTCGGTCGTCATCAGGCATTCCGTGCCTTGCATAGTTGCCCACATGGTCAATGATTACCGCCCTTTTGTTTGGCTTATAACGCATACACCGCATTGACTGCTGAATGTAAAGCGTAAGGCTGTGAGTAGGTCGGAGCAGAATTGTACATTCGCAGTCGGGCACATCAAAGCCCTCTGAAATCAAATCCACATTGCAGAGGATTGTAATTTTGCCGTTTCTGAAATCGGCTATAATCTGTTCTCTCTGTGCCTTTGGAGTAGCTCCGTCAATATGCTCGGCTGAAATTCCTGCGTCACGGAATGCCTTCGCTGTTGCAAGACTGTGCTTTACCGAAGAACAGTAACAGACGGCTTTCTTACCGTCTGCAAGCTGTTTGTAATATTTGATAACATCACCGAACACCGTGTTTTTAATCATTGCCTTTTCAATATCCGCTGTTACATATTCGCCCATTTGGGTGTGTAAACCCGTAAGGTCGGCAACACTCGGAGCATAGTAATCATACGGGGCAAGGCAGTTATGTTTGATGAGCCATTTTGTACTCACCCCGATTATGAGCTTATCGTTGACATCGCCTAATCCGTCACCGTTTAATCGGACAGGTGTTGCGGTGACGCCAACCCTCGGAACATCCGAAAAATGTTCGTAAATGCGTTTGTAGCTTTGTGCAAGGCTGTGATGATTTTCGTCTGTGATGATAAGTGCGGGTTTGGGCAGTTTCTTCAATCTTCGTGTAAAGGTCTGCACCATACCGATTTGGCACAAATCCATAAGCACACCCCAGCGGACAAAGGTTCTGAATATTTGGTCAACAAGCTCTCTCCTGTGAACAAGGAACAGCACCCGTTTCCCGTTCCAAGTTGTTCGTCTTGCAATTTCTGCGACAATGCAGGACTTTCCGCCACCGCATCCAAGGACAATGCAAGGGGCTTTGTAACCCTCTCGCCAAGCCTGTCTTACCTGTTCAACAAGGTCATTCTGATACGGTCGAAGTTGCATTGTCTGCACCCTCTCTCTGCTTTTCCTGTTTCTTCTGCTTTATCAGCCTTGCAACACACTGCATACAGAGTTGTCTGCCGTAATTTTTTGTTGTGCCGTCAATGATCTGTTTAACGGTGCGTTTGCCGTCCGAAAGTATCGGTGCTTTGCACTCATCACAATACTGTTCGGGTTGCATTGAATAGTATGTTCTCAATGCTTCATCAACAATTTTAAGGTCATTTGATATGTACATTGAATCAAACAAGCCTATCGGACTTTTACAGGTATCGTTACCGTCCGTTTGTGTTGCAAAAAGATACTTGCCGTCAACGACAACAGTTTTTAAAACCGTGGTAAACATTCCCTCGACCGAGATTTTTTCGTCAAGCAACTTGCCGATTGTTTTAGCTTTCTGTCTGCCGTTTTCGTCGGTTTCAATATGGCTGAGAAAATAAACAATCGTGTCATTCGGGAGAGTTTCGACCTCTTTTACAAGCTCCCAAAAATTTTTACCGATATCGGTAAACTTCTGAAAGCCTGTTTCCTTGGCTCTTCTCATATACTCGTTAGCCATGAGATACTGTGCGTCATCAACTGCAATTGACTTGCATTTCTGCTTTTTGATAAAGTCCTCAATATCAATGTAGTTGTCGGAATTGATTGAAGAAGTGAATTTGGTCCTGAACGGAAGTGATTTTCCATTTACATTCACAAGAGCAAGTTCATTTGCTTTGAAATTTCTTAAAGAGGCAGATTTTCCGCTGCCTGAATATCCTAAAACCAATATAGGTAATCCCATAAATAACACCTCACTTAATACTTAACGACTGCTTGGCTTCCATATGTACGAAGGGGATTTCTTCGCCCTTTTTGCAGAGAGCCTTGACATCATTCTTTTTTACTTCGGGCATACTGTACTTTAAGAGGTGATCAAGGTTGTGCTCCTCCGCCCACTCAACAAATGAAATTTCATCATCAACAACAAGGCTCGGAGCGTTCTTTTTAAGCGACATAACCGCTCTCGGCATATCAATCTTCTGTCTGCCGAGTGCCTGCATTGACTTAAACAGATAGGTTTTAAGGCTCTCCGCCTGTTTTTCTTTTTGTGACTGTCTTTTTGCAATTGCCGCCTTTTCGGTTTTAAGCATTTTAGCCTCGGCAAGAAGCTGTTTGTAGTAGATTGCAATGCTCTCGGCTTTCTCGTCAAATTCGCCCTCAATACCCGTGAGAGTATCGAACCACGCTGTCAACATCTTGTTGCGGTATGCGTCCACATTGGCAATGATATTGCCGTCATCATCAATCGGCATTCCGTCTGCATTCGTATCGGGTTCCCATTCGTTGATAGCGTCAAACTGATTAAATAAATCCGAGTACATCTCGGTAAGCTCATAAAGTTTCATTGTTGCTCCCCCTTAAAGATTTATGTTTTGTGTGGCAAGTGCCTCTATTAAATGTTCAACCTTGCCTTTGAAAAATTCCTTGTCCTGTGACTGCTTGGCGAAATCGAGCATACGGACAAAGCTGTCATATGCTATTGAAAAATATGCCTTAAAGACATCCTTGTCATCCGATGAACCGTCAGCCGTCTGAACATTTTGCAGTCTTTCTTCGTACTCCTCTTTCTGCTTGCGAAGAGCCTCCTGCTTTTCGTCCTCAAGCTGTTTTCTGACAATTTTTTCGTTATTGCGATACTCTTCTTCGAGTTCGTCATAATGCTTAATGTTCTCCCTTTCCAAAGCCTTAATCGTTTCATTGAGTCTGCGTTCATTGTCGCTCGGCTCTGCAACGGCGACTTCGATAGGGCGGTTTTCAAGCTCCTGAACTTTATTCGTCAGCTTGAAATTTTTGTTCTTTTCCTCTGCAAGCTGATTTTCAATATTGCGGTAGCTTTCTTTTGAAGTGTCCGCCTGTTGCTTGTAATAGTCGGCATCTTTCTTAGCGTTATTGAGCTGTCGGCAATAGTCAATGCTCTTGTCGGTTGCCTCCTGTTTTTCGTCCTTCAGCCTGTCAATCTCTGCCTTTAACTGCTTGACCGTTGTGTTTTCAAGGTCGAGCTTTTCGGCAATTTCAGCCTGTTCGGGTTCGCTTATGGTGGCAAGAAGAGCAAGTTTTGTCATTCCAATTTGTCCAATCGATTGGACATTTTCAGGATTTATTTTTTCTACAATAGAAATATAGTTATATGCGTTACTGCGTTTCATGCCTACTTCATTCTCGCAATAGTCCTCAAAGTTCTGATATCCAAGCTCCTTATACAGCTTGTTGTCACGCATTGTTTTAAGTCCGTTGCACATATCCCATATGTTCTGCTGTGCAAGGTTTGCGCTGACAATTATCTTCTGATGCAGTTCAATTGCCTGCTTATGCTGTTCGCTTACTGTTATTTCTGACATTTTTCAACCTTTCTTCTTGATTTTTTGAGTAAGAAAGGATATAATCAAATTTGTGATATTTGTTATATCCTTGCTATCCGTTGAGGCTTTGCAGAGCTTCAGCGGATTTTTCTTTTTTAGTTGACATTTGAAACACCCATACATTCAAAATTGAATGCTTCGGATTCAGGCGTTTCAAGGGCTTTGAGCTTGCGTTTTAGCTCTCGGTTTTCGAGACGATAACCGCTTGACGCTGTTTTTTCGAGTGCAAGGTCCGTTCTTGCGTTTCTCAGTTCAATGCTGAGATGTCTGTTCTCTGCTCTGAGGTTTTCCACATCTTTGAGCAGCTTTCTGCGTGTTGGATAGTTTCTTAACCACATTGTTAATGCTCCTTTATGTATTGTCTGATTTCTTCCTTATCAAATCGCCAAAGCTTTCCGATTTTGTGGGCAGGAAGAACGCCCCTTTGTGCAAGCCGTGTTGTATAATCAACATTAAGTGCAAGCAACCGTGCCACATACGGCACATCAATTATCACAGGCACTTCATCCCAGTTGACTATTGGTCTTTCTCTCGGCATTTTCAGTCCTCCTTTTTTAACATTTCGTTAAGCTGTTTTTGTGTGTTCAGAAAAATCAAGCCGCCGAACCGAATAAATCTTCGATAGATAAATCAGTTTGTAAAACCGACTTTAATCGGTAACAATTAACACAATTGCAGGTCCTTCGATTTCAATTTTTGATTTGGCGTATGGTTCTGCAATTTTTATTTCAACACCCTCTCGACTTCCTAATTCCTCTGCCAACTGAGCGGTAGGGATTTTTTTAAATTCATTCATCTTCTTCACCTCAAATCTATATTGATCGTACAAGTGCCGATTTTTTCAAAGTTTGTCATTATCAGACCTCTTGTTCCATTCATCTTCTACATCGTTTAAATTTCTTCCTGTCGGATAGCTATTCACAGGGACAGGACAATCAGGGTTATTACATTTAACCATATACATTATTCCGCCACTGCTCCAATGTTCAATTATCGGTTTCCGACCACAAAACCGGACACGGCTTTAAATCCATTTTTATCATTCCTTTCTGAGATAATAAGGCGGCAATGTTCAATGCAATTGAACCTCTAAATTAAAAAAATATTCTGGTATGTTTGCATTGTCAATTTGCAAAATCGTACACGCTTTACAAATTTCACTCTGCTTCCATTGTACTTTGCCGTTCATTTTTAAAGATATACTACGTTCTGACAGCCCCATTTCTTTTGCAAAGTTCATGCGTGTACGGCACTTTTCTTTAACTAATCCCTCTAACTTACTGTAATCAAATGGCATTAAATCACCTCCTTGGAGTTCAATATCTTTGAACAATTACAATTTAACACATTATATTTTGCTTGTCAATACTAAAATTCAAAAAAATTGAACTTTTTTTCATTAAACTATTGAACTTTTGTTCAAGTTGTGTTACAATTCAAACAAAGAGAGGCGATACAGTTGAAAAAATACAGTACCTCGTACCGATTAAAGCAAATAATGTCAGAAAGAAATCTGAAGCAAATTGATATTCTAAATATGGCAAAGCCTTTTTGCGAAGCATACGGTGTTAAATTAAACAAAAACGATTTAAGTCAGTATGTTAGTGGAAAAGTTGAACCCGGACAAAATAAATTGTTTATTCTTGGTCTTGCATTAAATGTAAATGAAGCTTGGCTAATGGGTTTTGATATATCGCCTAATAGATCAAAAATTGAAGAACATAACGATTTCTCTCTAAGTGCTCACGAAAAGAAAGTTATGATTGCTTATCGTAATAAAGTTGATATGCAACCTGCGGTTGATAAATTGCTTGGTGTGGAAGATGAAATTTTGATACCAACGGTTAAAGCCGCACGAAGTGACGGCAACAATCAACCTATTGAAATAGTTAATCTTCCTGATCTCAGTAAGTTTGAGCCTGACGATACAGACTTATAAGCATTACATAATAAAAAACACCTCATAGGTTACAATACCTACGAGGTGGTAAAACTTGAATTATGGTAAATACAAACAGGCACGCAATGCCTCTTGGCAATGTTTGATTGATTATAATATAGATAGCCTACCTGTTAAGGTAAGCCGAATAGCTAATCAAACCGACATTGTTTTATTAAAAAATTCGGCGGTCAATCTGCTACACCAAAATGAGAGTGGAATAACTTTGATGCAAGATGATAAGTTGTACATCGTCTATGCTGATGAGCAATCCCCTCAGCGATGTAGATTTACAATTGCGCATGAACTCGGTCATATATTTTTAGGTCACTTGTTTAAGGAAAACGGCAACGGATTTGCAACAACCGACGATGCCGAACATTCAGCAAATGTATTTGCTCGAGATTTGTTGGCTCCGGCTTGCGTACTCCATGAGCTACACGCAACAAATGCCGCTGCAATTGCAAATTTATGTGACATTAGCTTTGAGGCGGCAACCTACAGGGCTGAACGAATGGCAGAGCTCGAACGCAGAAACGCCTTTTATCTGCACCCTCTTGAAAGACAGGTGAAAGAACAATTCGCAAATTTTATCAATAAAAAGAAAAACCTACCATAGTTGCCGCTATGGTAGGAATAGGAATTATGAGAAGTTGGAACTCCTCGAATATTATTATATAATATTTGACATTATGTGTCAATGAGGAGGCTATTATGGGATTATTATCAAAATTATTTAAAAAGCCAAAATCAGAGGTAAAAACTCCTGCGATGCAACCGGAATCGGGCAAGTCGCACACGAAAGTTTTTAAAGTTGCAGGTGTTACCTTTCAGGGCAGGCAGAAGTTACTTAAACAACTCAAAACTGACAAAAAAGCAGGCAAAGCGCTTAATGTGCAGTTACAGGAATACGATTATAAAGGCGAGCCTGCAATCAAGGTGCTTGTCAACGGTTTAGATGTCGGCAATCTCCATATAGAAGATGTAGCTTTTGTTAAAGAAAATCAAGAGCGAATTCTTGGCATTAACGATTTTACAATTGGTGAACATTACGATGAGAACGATAAAGTAAGTTATAATGCAAAGGTTAAAATGCTCATAGCAAATAAAAATTAAATAAAAAAAATCCGCCCTGCTCGACTGGTACTCGAACAGAGCGGAATCACCTACACAGGGTGCAGATGATACGATTTAAACGCAAAATAATTGTATCACAATCCCCTGAATTTTTCAAGTTTTGAATATCAGGGGATTTTTGCACCCTTTTTTCAAACAAAAGGAGTGTATAAAATGAAAAAACGCAAAGACGGGCGCTATCAGAAGAACATCTATATCGGACGAGATGAAAACGGTAAACGAAAGTACAAATCCGTATGTGGCACATCACGAAAAGAGGTTGAAACGCTTGCCGCCGAATTAAAACAAAAACTCGGCAAAGGCATAGATATCTCATCTGATGATACATACGGATGTTGGAAAAAACGCTGGCTAACGGTTCAGAGGTCACTGCAAACACCACAGCAATACAAAACGCTTGAACGGTATCTCAAACATTTTGCAGAACTTGAGCCTTACAAAATCAACAAGCTGACGATTGCCGACTTTCAGGAAATCGTGTTTGACTTAGCCGCTAAGAACCCAACAACAGGCAAACCCACAGCGAAAAAATCGCTGAAGGAGTTCATCGCAACCGCAAGCCGAGTGTTTGAGTATGCTATTGAAAACCGAGCTATCGACTTCAACCCACTGAAATATGTCAAAATATCAAAGAATGCGGCAAAGAAAAAAGAACGCAGAGCCTTGTCACCTGAAGAGCAAAAGCTAATAATCAACACTCCGCACAGAGGAAGATTGCCGGCAATGATTATGTTGCTTGCAGGACTGCGAAGAGGTGAATGCCTCGGCTTGCAATGGGCGGATATTGACTTGAAACGCAACAAAATAAATGTTCATCAGACTTTGGTTCTTGACGGAAACAATTCTTACATAAAAGCAGGAGCGAAAACAGAAGCAGGTGTCCGCAAGGTTGATATTCCGACCGTTCTGTCAGACTATCTGAAAAGCCTTGCACCCCACTCCCCATTTGATTATGTAGTCACAACCACCAAAGGCAAACTTATGACAAATTCAGCGTGGCGGAGATTGTGGGAGAGTTACATCAATTGCCTAAACCTCGAAGCATTCAATTCACAGCAAGGCAAAATTGTCGGCATTGCTCCACGCAGTAAATACTGCCCCGACGGTATTCCGCAGATCATAGAACCGTTTACAGCTCATTGTCTTAGGCACACCCACGCAACAAATCTTTTCTATTCGGGCTATGATATTCTCTACATTCAACACCAGTTAGGGCATACCAAACCCGAAACCACCTTGAACATTTACACGCATTTAATGCAAGATGATACTGAAGCACCTGCGAAAAAACTTGATGATTTTCTCAATCGTAAAATAAGCTAAAAAATAAATGCAAGGCAAATGTTAGGCAACTGAACTTGAAAAGTCCGATAAACACTAAGCTTTTCACACATTTATTAAGTGGTTTGGGACCAAGATGCCGCAGGTTCAAGTCCTGTCACCTCGACCAAAAAGGTGGTTTTTTAACCGCCTTTTATTTTTTGCCAAAATTACTTAAAACGCCTTAAAAGTGGCTTAAACACTGGGTTTTTGAGATTTCAAAAATTCAGTTGAGTAATTTTGAATTAAGTTAAAACAAGATAAAATGCAGTCAAACTTACTGTCAAACTTACTGTCATTTTAGTTTGCCTGCCGATTTTCAAGGAAACAAGATAATATATTTTTAAAATTTATTACACCGTAACACAAAAGATTTTTTATTATTAAAACAACAAAGAGGTTAAGCAATTTTTTCTAACGCTTAACCTCTTATCTTCATATCTATTAGCTGTAATAGGAATTATCCTTTTACGATAAACTCAAATTCTTTCAATGTCATTGGTTTTTCATAAAAAAGTTTATCTTTTCCTCTTTCTATTACAATTTTTTTGTAACGCTCTAACATAGCACGATAAGTATTTAAATGTGGGAAATGACTATTCAATTCTCTATCACTGAACTCAGAATACTTTCCTTCATCATTTACTATATATTTACAATAGTTATAATGTTCTGCTTCTTCGTTGCCGTCAAATCCTCTAAATGTAACTTTTCCAGTATTCTCATTATTTAGAGTAAGCTTCTCTTGTGCATCTTCTAAATTGCTGTACATTTCTAAAATATCACAAGTTTCTTTCTTAACATATTCTGAAGTACCGTTCAAAAAATACGTTAGATCTTCTATGTCGCTTTCACTACCATTTTCAATGATTTTTTGGCATTGTTCATAATACTCTCGATTATCAGCATCCAGCTTTTTTAAAATTTCATACTGATTATAGCTGATTAGTTTTTGAAAATTATTAATCATAAATCTCCTTTCAAAGTTTGTAACAGAAACCTACAAACCATTACAAACTTGTAGTTTGTAATTACAAAGATAATGTGGTATCATAATTTTGCTATATTACGGATACGTAGGTTCAACACTATCTATTGTCTAACTATACACCTTTTAGTTCGGTGTTGAACGGCGGTGTCCCTTGACTGTTGTTCCGTCAGCCTTTTTATAAGGTTTGACTGGAACAATTTTTTTATTTTGAACGCCACTCTTGCTGGACTTTGTTTTTGCCATAATATCACCTCCTACGTCATACAGAAAATATTACGGACTATTTTCTGGCACTCACTTATCTTAATTGCTAATTATATTATACTGCCTTTTCGAAAAAAGTCAATAGGTGTAGTAAATTAATTTACCATAATATTTTTTTACTACATCTATTGACTTGTGTTTTGAAATATATATAATATTCTTTAGGTGATAATATGGCTAGATATGATGTAACTCCTGAACTTGCTTCAATTATAAAATCAACAAGAATCGTAAATAATGTAACCGCCAAATCAGTAGCAGAACATATCGGGAAAAGTCAATCTTATATCTCGAAGTTGGAAAAAGGTGGAATAAAGTCTATTGAAGAGAACGAATTAATTAGTATTTTTAAATTCATACTTGTAAGTGAAGAAAATTTTCAGGATTTTCTTAGTAATTCTCTTTCAGAAATAATTTCCTCTACCACTTTGAGATATAATGATGATGAAATTAATAACCAATGCTGGTTTCTTAATTTTGACCAAACTCTAAGACTTATTCCTATACCGCCAAAAATAATTGATGAGTTGAACACTAAAATTAAAGACAATAATATTTCAATTGATTATCTTTGTGAACGAATAAATGGTAACGAAGCCTTAAGTTCAGAAATAAAAAATGTGGATTCTTACCCTTACAATCAATGGTTTCCGATTGTAGAAAAAGGAGAAATAAAATCGACAAGCATAAAAATGAAAGTTGAGAAATCTGATATATTTAATATTTTAGCAAAGAACACATTAAGTGCTAACTATGTAACGATATTATCTATTGTGTTTTATATTAACTTGATAACAAAATACAACAAGACTAATATTTCAGAAGAAAAGTATAAAGATACAATGTCATATTCTAAAAAATACCTGAGCAATTATCATTTTTATACTTTAAAGGAAAAATATCTTCTTGAAGCTACTGCAAAAAATGAAAAAGAACGTGAAATGTTACTTTCTGAATTTGATAAAAAAAACTCTGATACCATTAACAAAATAATTAATAATTTTCAAATACTTTCAGATATTGATATGTTAAAAACCACCGAATATCTTAGCCTATTTCAGAAAAATTTAGATTGCGACAGTGGTTTTATATTAAGACTGATTAGCTTAGATTTTTATAAAATTTTGGAGATATCCGTAGATCAAAAAAAGCAGTTGTTAAATGAGATTAGAGAATTAATTGAAAAATACGAACATATTTCAAGTGTCGAAAGCAGAATAAATATATATGACTGATTTTTGATAATTTAGTTTTAGAAAAAAGAGGGTTCATAAAGAACCCTCTCTTCCCAATAATTTTCTTTAAGGATTTATACTTGCTATTAAATTAATACCCTCTCACTTAGTTGATAGGAACTTTCTTATCCCAGTGATCATTTTCAGATACTTCCTCGTCGTAAGCTGGAGTGATTGTTTCGGTCCAGGCTGGAGTAATAACTTCTGTGTATGCTTCTTTCCAATGACCGTCTTCTACTGTCTTTGTGCCTGTCTGTACATATTCTTTCTCGTGGTGATATGCACCTGCACCATTTGTTTTTAATTCCCAAGTAAGATGTGTTTTTCTCTGGTTAGCATCTGTTAACTTCATACCGCAGTTATTACATACATCATATCCTACCCACTCATATACTGGTTCCTCGTGAGTACCTGTTACAATCCATTCTCTATCGTGATGTTTTGTCACAGCATCGTGATGTACTGTCACAGCATCGTGATGCTTATAGTACTTATATTTCTTAGCTGTCGTTTCAGCCTTTGATGACTCACTTGGCTTCGCTGGCTTCTGATTATTACTTGAAGAGTTGCTTGGCTTAGATGCTGGCTTCTTGTCGTTATCAGATGTATTTGTCTTTGAAGTGTTGTCTTTCTTTGATGATGTATTTTCTTTCTTTTCGGTGTTACCCTTGTTGCTGTTGTTTTTGTTAGATACTGTAGTTTTTACATCGTCAACCTTAACTGTAACTGTCTTACCGTC